GAAATAAGAAGTGGTCTGCTGTAGCTGTGGTGGCAGAAATGCGCAGCTTGCGTAGAGGCACAAGATAACCAAAGTAAGGTGAGGCTGGGTTCTGTGGGTTGAAGTAGCCTAGAGGGTCTAGGACTCGGACTGTGGCAGTACCGGCATCGTAGGTATCTTTCAGGATATTACGTCCACGCCTGATTGAAATGCTGTACACATCAGGAGTCAGATCAACTGTAGGAATGATTACATCGGATGAACCAAATGTAGATACGCCAATGATTCCGTTATCTGGTGATCCGATGACGAAACCCGATGAAAAGGTAGCGCCGCCAGAGAAGTCGAAGCTGACTGCTATCTGTGCAGGTAATGTCATCCCGCAAAGCCACCAGTTCTGCGGTTGATGTAAGCAGAGTCTCCAGTAGATAGTGATTGGTTTTGTAAGCCTTTAGCAATTGCGTTTGTTACATCGCCTTCACCTGTAATTTTTAACTCCACCACTACGTTATTAGCATTAGGGTTGTAGTTAAGCCCTGTGCGGGTGTTGTAGGTAATCATGCCGTCTGATGGCATAGAAGGTACGTTGGTCGCTGGTACTGGCGCTGGCGCAGCGTTTAGGCTTGGCGCAGCTTGTCCGAATGGAGTGCCAACTGAAATAGCGGCTGCCTTGCCAGCCAAGTAACTTAGATAAGCATCTAGGTACTCAAATGGATTACGAGCGTTAGGAAGCGCTGCAAGGAATCTGGAAAGGTTGCCCGTTGAATCTTGAGCCATAAGAATCTGGTCTGTGAGTTTCTTTGCTAAATCAGCATTGCCGTTAAGTAGAGCCAATTGAGCCTGTAGGCGTAATTCTTCTTCTTTTGTAACGCGACCTTTAAGGGCTGCGACTATCTGAATTTGCTCTAAGTCAAAGACTGTGCCGGATTTCTTAAGTGAGGCTTGCTTCTTCTGCTCGGCTGTAAGTGCCTTGGTAGATGCCACCTGCTTCTTGGTGAGGGCTGCGACTTCTTTGGCTCGCTTAACTGCTGCCGCTTCTGCTTCGCGTTGCTGGCGCAGACGGACTGCTGTACCTGCTGGAGATGCTGAACGATTGGTAGATGACGCACCAGCGCCACCCATGCCAGTACCTAGCGGATCCATAAGGAAGTTGGTGTAGCCCTGACGGAACTTATTAACCAAGCCGATTGCTGTGCCTAGTACTAGCGTTACGCCGTTCACAGCCTTAGCAATGTTGTCAATTGCCTTAGCAGCATCCTTGGCTTCTGTGCCGCCACCGATCCGGGCAAAGGCATCAACCAAGCCTTTACCGATTGTCTCCTTGGCGTTCTCTGATGCAAGCGCCAGAGTGTCCATCTTAAATGATGTGGTTGTGAGGTAGTCCTGTGCTGCTCCTGCTGACTTTGCCAGCATGATGCCTAGAATCTCATTGAAGCCCTTGGTTTGTAGTTCTGCTCTTGTAAGTCCTGTGTTGTACTTGATAAGCCCACGAGTAATGCCTACATAACCTTTACCAAGATCATTGGTTACTGTGGCTAAATCTACGCCTGATGCTCGGCTAATCTGGATGGCATTGTTCAGAAGCTCTTGAGACTTGGTAAGTGATCCAGTTATGTTGAGCAAAGATTGGAAGGCTGGACGAAGGACATCATCGGCAATAGAAGCTGTGCGCTCTAGGTCTGATATAAAGGTTGCAACCTGAACCTTGGAAAAGGAAAGCCCAAGGTTATCGACTGCGCTGGATAGTCTGCGAGCTGCCGCTTCGTCATCAGAGAAAGCTTTAACTGATGCCTTGCTATAGGCAATAATGGCAGATGCGCCAAGGGTTACGCCAAGGGTGCGACCCAACTTCTTGATTGTCTTGTCTAGTCTAAGGGCTGCATTGTCAGCATCCTTAAACGCCTTCTTGCCTACGAACTCTGCCGCTATATCAACTCTTAAGTCTGCCATTATCCTTTAACCTTTGCATTGAACTTAGCGGCTGAACGCTCGATAGCCTTAATTACTCCTGCTGTGGCTTTGCCTTGATCTTCCTCGAAGGCTCTAAAGATTGCGCGACCTGTCATCTTTGGCTTATCGCCTTTAAGTTGTCCACCGAGTTTAGGTGTGAACTTGCCAGTTACTCCAGACTTGCGTCCGGCAGTTTCATAGATAGCGCCAGCAGCGCCTTTATTAAATATAGATGCCAAAGCGCGAAAGCCTGAACGATTGGCTTTGCTAGGGCTTGTCTTGTAGCTGATGCTACGGCGGGCAATTGTGGCATCGTAATAACGATTAGCCCATCGACCTTTAGCGTTAGGACGTTTCAACCATCCGCTTGGAGCTTCTGCGTTTGATGGTAAATAACCGCGAGCATCCTTAACTACTGGCTTTAAGAAGGCAGTTATCTCTTTAGTTGTTTCTTTGGCTAGGTCAGGCTCAAACTGGCGAAGGGCTTTACGATAAGCGATTACGCCTTGGATTTTTGTTGGCATCGCTCTGCTCCTTTGCTATGTCCTTTAATACCTGTACATGAGCCTTGAAAGCCATCGTAGGAAGTTCCACGATGGAGTTGAACGGAACTCCATACTCATAACTCAATCGAGCTGCGAGATAGGTGAGGGAGTTCCGATCTAACCTAAAGGGTCAGACTCAAGCACCTCGACACTTTTCAATGTCGAAATGAAATCTTCCCCGAAAGGTTTGACCACTTCACCCGAGCGTCTGATGGCTTCCCAACATATCCAATAGACTGAACTTTGCATCTGATCTTCAATGAGGCTCTTGTGAAAGCCTTTCTTAAAGTGTTGCTCGAAAGAATATTCAATAACTGGGGTTATCTCATATTCGTTTATTTGTCCGTCTGCCCTTGTTACTTTGAGTTTTGCCATAGCCCTTGTCTCCTTCTTACGCTGTAGTTACTGCAATAGTACCATTCACGTTCCAAGTTACGGACTGTGTAGAGATGTCTCCAACTGCGCCGTTGATTGGTGTTGTGTTGTTTACTAGGCAGCTCATTGTGTAAAGAGGGTTTGTCGCTGTTGTAGCGGCAGAAGTCTGCTTTACTGTGACTGTTGTTGATGTTCCCCATACTGCCTGCAATGTCTGGAGTGTCTTAGATGTTGCTTCATCGTTAAAAAAGTCAATTGTGATAGATGATGCTTCAAGACCTTTAACGTACTTGTGTCCTGAATCGCCCATTGCTGTGACTTCAAGTTCATCGAATGATCGGTTGATTGTTACTGCTGAAACTAGGTTTGAGAGGTCTACCGCGTTTACAGTAAGAACCACTCCGTTGCTTAGATATACTGACACGGCTTATTCCTCATCTTTCTTGGTTGATTTTGTTTCTGGCTTAGAAGCAACCTGACCGATTTTAATCAGGAAGGCTTCGTTCTCTTTTTCCCATTGTGCTAAATCGGTCATGATTTAACTCCATTCCGTAAGTGTGCTGATTGCAATGTCGCAAGCCAGCAAGTCTCCTGTTGGCAGGTTCAGCACTTTAGGGCTGGACACGCTGCCTACATTGAACACGATTGTTGAGGCATCCAAGAGCTGAAAGACTCGAACCACATCATCTTCAATTCCTGCGAGGTTTCCCTGATTGTCTAGTAATGGTACAAGGATAGTAATAGTAAAGTTTGCTAATGGCGCGACTGATGTGCGGTCATTGTTGGTCGGTGTGATATATGGATCAGCAGGGCTGACGATGACTGAATTGGCAATAGGCGTAGCGGGCGGAAACGAGAACACGCTCCACTTGGTATTGTCAGTAAGTGCCAAGGCTATAGAAGCTCGAAGGGTAGTTATCGCTGGCATCAGCCCACCATTGAGTTAGGGCTTAGGAATGGTGCTAGTAAGCCACGAACGCGAGCCATAAGCTGATTAGACATTGTGTAAGGGCTTGGTGCGTAGCCGTCAATAGATACGCCTTGACCTGTTGGTGCTTGACGTGCTTGCCAGATAGCCACGCTGATCATGAGGCTTGCTTCCTGTACGGCTGGCTTGCTTGAGTAATCTGTATAAGTAGTTGCCGCTACCTGACCATAAGGGTAAATGGGGTGAAAAGTCTTAACGACATTGGCTGCATGAGTAGTTGTAATGTTGATACTTTTTTCACCAACGCCATTGACTGTCTTTGAGCCGTTAAAAGCCGATCCACAACCTGTGACTGTAATTGTCTGCCCGACATAGAAAACATCCTGCACATAGTCATCGAAGTACAAGATACCTGCTGTGCCGTTGTTAGAGTGTCCTGATACCGGTAAGACGTTTGTCCATAGAAAAGGCAACAAGACATCATCAGAAGCATCGCAGACTGACTGAAGCACAGAATCTTGGTACAAACTTCCAATTCCAAGTGCTGTGCGTAATTCCGCAACTGTCGTGATTGACATTGTTATCCTTTCTAAAGACTCAAGGGAGCTGCAAGGGCTCTGGCAGCCCCCTTGAGCGACTTAGTTCAAGCTGATTAGGCTTGGAAGTTGTAGCGGTAAACTCCGCCACCATCTTTAGCAACGTAAATTGCTAGGTATCCGTAAAGGTTGA